GACTTCGTCCTATACGCCTGTATTCTCTCGGCGGCGTCGTCTAACTGCCCGCGTCCCGCCATCTCTCGGTCATACATATCATCATCCTCCGCCTCCTCCTCTGGCTCTTCATCCGACGATAACAAGTCTCCGCCATCATAAAATCCTACACGATGCGATGAACCAGATACACCTATCGGCATTTCTTCACCCTCTTCCCCTTGTATTCCTGCGCCGTAAGGGTGTGTTGGCATTTGTTGGACTGCCTTCATCATTCCACTCCAGTTTCCTCTTTCTACGAAACCATCGTGTAATTTTAAATCCAGATACTCCTCGTCCATTCCCGCCATATTCGCGGATACACCTCCATACATACCACGGCCATCAAGACGAGCGATTGCTTGTCCGTGTATATTCACGTCATACGGCACATCAGGGATATTAAACTGCGTCATCCTCCTCTCATATAAACGCACCCCCGCCTCCGCCCTATCTACGGCATCTTGAAGTCCTCTTCCATTCGGTCGTGCTGCGAGTGCTGCCCGTGCCTGTGCTAATGCTTGCCTGTTTCCTTCTAACGTGCTGATTATTTTATTATTTCTCCTTTCCGTTGCGATACGTCGCCTTTCTTCTACTGGTTCTGGTTGTTGCGGGGCGACTGGTGGTGCTGGCGGTTGTGCTGGTGGTTGTGCTACCCGTTGCCCTTGTGCCTGATTATACGCTGCCAGTCGTGCCTCATATTGCTCCCGTGCTGATGGGAGTCCCTGATTTACTCGGTTCAATTCTCTATTTAAATAAGCCGCCGCCGCCGCCCCCTGTCCGTCAGGTGATATGTCTGGTCTATTCGCGGCAATCCACGCCCTCATTCTTACGACGATAGCCTGCCTCACCACCGCCCTCCTCGCGTTGTTGGGGACTTGAAGCCATTCGTTCAATAACGCGTCTGGGATGTCGTTGGGCGGTTCTACTGGTGGTGGTGGTGGTGCTGGTGCTGGTTGTGCTGGCGGTGCTTGGACTGGAGCCACTACCCCTTGAGGGCGCGGTGCTTGAGGGCCAACAATCGGTAAAAACGGTTGTCCCGCTGGTTGGCCTGCTTGTGGTGGTGGTTGTGGAATATTAAGTGGTGGTGAAAAATCAACTGGACGAAGGTCATTATTAAGAATATTATCATACGCGTTTAATACCGCCCTGAACTCTGGAATAGGGTTGCCTGCCGCGTGTGCGTTTAATATCTGCTCTAAAGATGGTTTTACCGAGTCAAACTTCTCCTGTATCCCCTGCTCCTCCCGATTTGATAATTTGCCTGTGCGTCCGTATAGACGAACATATGCCGTTGCCCGATTATATGCCGAGAGAAATTCGCTGATGCCCTGCGTCAATTTACCCGCCTCCGCTGGTATTGCGAGTGCTGATACCGCCTGTGATAACGCCGATGACATTTTATCCAAAAATCCACTCAATTCAAACTGCGTCTTTCTATCCAACTCGTCTGGTCGGAGAAAATCCTCCTTATTCTGCTGAACGAAAGGGAAATTCAGTAAAAATGCCTTCTGTGATGCTCGTGCGTCCTCCCCTAACGCCTCGGCGACTTGCCTGCTCCTCATAGCACGGTCGCTATCCGTTCCGCGATGACGATTACTCATTTTATTATAATAGAATTATACTTTTGTTTTTATTACAAATTTCGTCTATTATAATAATCTCTCAATCTCTCGGATTATGCTTTTTTATACAATCCATTCGCCTTGATATACGCCGATGCCTCGCCCAATCTCATCCCCTTCTCCGCCATTATCTTCTTCGTGAGTTGCGAATAGGCGTTGCTCTGGCCTTTGCGTTTCATTCCCGACTTCTCTCCACCTCCACCAAATACCGCCTTAAGGTTATTCGTCTGCGTTAGTGGTTCCGCCCCACCTGACATACTCACCCCCTTCTGACCCCTTGTTGCGCTTTGAAGAATAAGATTATTGATTTTCTTACCACTTCTCCCAGCAACATTCTCCATCTTTTCGCCTTCCCACATATTATCGGATGCCTTATCCTCCACGGCCGCCGCCTCCTTCTGCGATTTTTTACTGAACCCTCTTTCGGCAACAATCGCACCCATAGAGTTATCACCACTCACCGCCAGTCCAGCACGCTCCGCTTTTGAACCGCCCCTTCCCTTTCCAAATAATACCGCCCTCATTTTCGGGTCTTCATAATCGTCCATTCCAACACAAAATTTACCATCTGACGAACACGTTTTCTTTCCGCCGTGAGTTATCTTCAATATTCCCCTTCCTCTCCTTCCTCTGCCGTCGGCACCATCCATATCCAAAACTGGCTCTCCCATCCCATCATCCACAACCATTTCCCATTCTTCATCACCATTCGGCATATTTAAATAGGTCTGAAACAGTCGCGCCAATACCGCCGCCACCGCGCTTTCTGCTGGCAAAAACGGTATTAAAATATCGGGGTGTTCTTTTAGGTATGTCAATACAACTTGAACGTCTTCTCGTTTATAGACTTTCTTTATTGCTTTAGCGGCCTTCTTCACAGCAGGAGGCACCGCCCTCGCCCCAGATATAAGAGCAGTCAAAGCACGTGCCATAATATCGCTCAACGAACCGCCAACCATTTCGCCTTCGCCCATTTTTGTCGGGGCGGCGAATACCCCACTAACGTTTTTTACCAGACGTCTCTTCTTTCCTCCACTCACCGCCATACCAGAACCGACTGGATTACTCGTCGGCATATCTCCATATGACGTGGAGCCAGTCGCAGAGTTTAATTGCTCCACTTCCAACTTCGGGTCAAATCCGAGAGAATTCGCGTTTATCGGTTTCGCATTCGCAAACACACCAACATTTCCTCCGCTTCGTCCTCCGCTTCGTCCTCCGCGTCCTGCTCCACTCACAGCATATCCGCCACTCACAGCATATCCGCCACTCATCCCAGGCCTTCCATTTCCATCCGAACCCGCCGCCCCCACCGAATTAAAACCGCCAACGCCGTCTTTACCGCCAACACCATCACCCGCACCCAACGCCATATTACCACCACGTCCATAACCCAACAACTCCAAAAACGCACCACCCGCCTCACCATAAGGATTTCCACTTGAAATTAGGGCATCCTTCACAGGAGTTCCGATGACATCCAGAACTGGTTTTATGTAATCTTCCCAGACACCCACGACGGCATCATAACCGTCCTTAATCGCACCCACGAAATCGTCCCAGTCATTATACCACGCACCACCATAATAACCAGCACCATTTTTACTGCTTGAAAGTAAATCCTCAACAAATCGCAACTCATCGTCATCCAAATCCGTCGGCATCTCGGGCATCTTCGTCATACGACCAATTTTCTTACTCTCCATCATACGATTACGGCCACCCTTAAAATCAGAAAAGTCGTTATACCAAGCACAACCGACTTTCGGTGGCTCTCCAGAACCGTCAGAATTACCCACTTGAACCCTCGTCTCCAAAGGAAATTTCGGTTTCGCCGACCCACTCAACGGGTTAGCGAAATCCACCACACCCGCCTCTGGCACTTCTCGGAATGGCATCGTCACTCCAACTTTTGCGTAAGAATTACCGCCCAAATAATTACCGCCAGAAAACCCAGAATATCCTCTTCCAGAAATGTTCTCGGCAATAACATTATTCCGTCCCTGAACCGCATCCGAAAGCATCCCAACTGGAGTGTATCTAAACGCCTGACCCAAATCATCCATAAATCCAGAACCATATTTCAGTTCATTCTCCGCCCTATTCTCTCGTTCAACACGAGACAAATCTCTAGGGTGGTTATAGGCCGACCCCATTACATCCCGATATTGTGTATCAATTCCGCAGTCAGAACCATACCCCTTACCCACAAAATTAGCGGGGGCGTGCCTTGCCGCACGATGATTAATCGCATCAACTTCAGAAGCAATTCTCCTATTGTATGCCGTATTCATTTCTGTTATACCTTCATTAGATTTTTATTTTTATGCTATATTTCATAGTTATACCATAAAAACGATTGATTTCTCTCGGATTTAGCACCTAGAAGCCAATTTCATACGACCACCACTCATCGCACTCTCACCTTTACCGAGTGCGGATTTCGCGGCGGATACGGCGTCCATAATCGCGTCCTGTGCTTTCGGGGCGATGTCGGCAACACCCGTGACGGCAGAACTCTCAACACCACCAACCAGACGAAGATGACGCTCACTCACGGGTTTCATTTCAGAAGCAGAAAGAACATCGGACTTCGTCAAAATACCCGTGTAAGTAGAACTAACACCCTGCGATGTAATAAACAGACCACTATTCACACACATCAAGCAAATCTCAACCTGACCTGCTGCGGTGGTGTCGTAGTTTTCCAATTGAAGATTGAACTGGAGGTTAAATGACCCTAAACTGCCAGCGGCATAGAACTCCTCAACAATAGGGATATCCTGTCCGAAACGCAAAGCCAAAATAGAGCCTGCGGTTTGAACCAATTGTGCCTGTGTATTATAAGACGAACCTGGGACGGTAGCGGGAGGGATGTATTTGTTCGCAAACCCCTTAAATTCAGGCCAAGTCTGGTTCGTAGTTTTAGCGGACATACGAAACAAGGTCTCTTGAGTTGCGTTAGCAAGCAAACCAGACTGGTTATTCCAGTTAATAGTAATACCCTTAATAGGGTAGAAACTATCGCTATCACGGTTAGTCTGCGATGACATCGGCTTTCGGGCAACGATACACAACATATCGGGGACTTGATTTAATTGAATGTTATTGCTTGAAAACTGCTGGGTCGCGGGGACTAAAACATTCGCGGCATTCACGGCGGCGGCAGGGATAGTGGTGGTGAATGTAGTCAAATAACGCGGGAAATCAACATAATCCACCACGTTCTTCGAGGGGAGAATCTGCGAGGGGTGAGGGGTAAGCATCTGAAAATGGAGTTCGGAGCCTGCGACATCTGTAATGGAGCAAGTGTAGCCCTGAATTTGCGCCACGGAGGCACCACAACGCCACACACGACTAGCATTCGCGGAGATGTTAAAAATGAAGTTCATATTGGTCACGCCATAAATACCCATCTGGTTCGCCGAGAGATTTGCGAAATGAAAAGGAGACAAAAAGAGGGGTTCAAAAGAAGTGAAAGTCAGTTCAACAGTTCGGAGGGAGGCACCATCACCGATAAGTTGCGAGTTTGCCGCCGCGGTCACGGGGACGGTCTGCTGAATTTTATCAATAGAGAAAGCACCACGGGACAAAAGGGAGTTATCGGCAGTCTGGCTCCAAGAGCCGTTGCTGTTGTTATTCGCTCCTAACTGGTCGCCATAATTCTTATAGGTATCGGGGGCAAGAGGGCAAATACCGTTCCAACGGGACAAAGCACGGTCATCGCCATACATACGGAGCAACTGCGGCAACACATCACGGATATTCACCGAAACGCTGTTGTTATTCACTTGAACCTGAAGGGTAGATGCGCTCATATGAAGAGGCAGGGGGGCAAGGGCATCACGATTACCTAAATCAACAAGATAAACACCTGCGGCGGGGGTTCCGCTGATAGTCAGTTTATAAGTAGATTTCCAAACGATATTACGGTCAAGAATCGTCACCTCTGAAGGGGTCTGAATAGAAAATGTCTGGGACGCGTTAGACTGGGACGTAGAAGGATAAATCTGGGTCGTCACATTCTGTCCTGACTTTACCACACCAAAGGGTAGAGAGTCGGTCACACGCATT